GTTTTAATTCACCTGATTCAATCTTTGGTAAAAGTGAAATTGCTTTTGCCTCTGCATCATTTGCTAAAGCATTAGATACTTGGACGGCTCTTGCTCGTTTAAGAATCTTACCTCGCACAGTAAAATCATTACCCCCTAAATCCGAAACATCACCTTTACCTGTTATATCGTCTAATTGCTCTTGGGTAACAGGATTTTCAGCTGAGTATTTTAATGCCTCGTTTTCAATGTAACTTGTTGCAATTGGGTCTAGCATCTTTGCTAATCTATTTTTTACATTAGCCCTGGTTGTTTCAAATTGTGCTGCTGCTTGCATACCAGCAAATTGAGTTGGCCTGACATTAGTTGCCCTTGCTGGACTTAATCCAACATTATCAAATAATGATTGTTGAGTGTATCTTGCTTGTGCCATTTTTAAATTTTAAGTTAAGGTCTAAATGCGTCAACGATTGAATCAGCTTTTGTAAGAAAGTTTGTACCAGTTTCAAGTAATGTTTGGTCTGCAAGCAAACCGCCAGATTCTTTAGCAAATTTACCAGCAGTTCTAAATTGTTGTGCTTGCATTTTCGCAGCAGATTTATCATATAAACCTTGCCTAATTGCACTTAAATACATTGCACTTGCATCTTCAAATCCCATAACTTTAGCGTTAAGTGCGTTGTAATCTAAAAGAGTTAAATCAAACATTGCCTCATCAACATTAGATTGTTGTAAACCAGCAATTGATCCACTTCCAAGACTTACTCCATTTGCTGCTGCTCTTGCTCTAATTGCAGCATTGCTTGCCCTCATATTTTTTAAAACACGATTGCCTTGAATCATATAATTTCTTGCTTGAATTTTAGATTGAATTAAACGTCTACCAGCTTGGATAGTTCCAATTTTTTCTGTCTGTTCTGATCTAATATCTGCTAGTGCTAAAGTGTCAATTGCTTTTAATTCATACAAACCAGCTTGATATATGCCAGCAGCTTTTTGTGACCCAGCTGCTGCAATTCCACTACCTAATTGTAAAAATGGTGAAGCTGCACCAGCCACCTTTCCTACTGTTTTAAATATCTGATCTAATGTAGCCATTTATGTTCCCTGATTAACCGCAACTTTGTATTCCAAACCTAGCAAAGTCATTTTTAGTGGAAGGTCTTGAGTGACTGTAACCTTGGCATCCCTGGAATAACCTAAAATTCCATCTACTCTTTTTGTGCCAGTAAATGTTGGTACAGCCAAATCAAAAAGTGGATTATCTAATTGTCGAAATGAAATTGTTTGATTGTTAATTTTTAAATGCTGAGTATTATCTACAATTGCGTTTACTTGTAACACTCGTTTTTTATAGCCAGTTCGAGTACCAGTTGTTAATTTTATTTCTACTGGCATGGTACTGATCTTTGGAGTAAATGCTAAACCTACTTCATACCTTCCAGTAGATGCTCTGTCAAAAGTTACTGAGCCACCCACAACAGTTTCATTACTTTGTGGAATACCATCTGTAATAACATTTACTGTTTCAGCGGTATGAGGTAATCCAGTCACGCTCGCAGTTGCAGCAGATGCCATAAATGAACAATCAGTAAATGAATTGTCATTAAACTCTTCAATAAAAAATTTGTTTGTAGAATTAAATGTTCTTTTTGTCGCAACATAAATATCTTGCACATCACAGTTAACATCTAAAAATTCACCATTCGTTTCATACTGACTTGGAGCAACTACATTTTGACTACGCATTATAGAAAAGACTGCAAGTGATCCATCTTCTTCATTACTAATTAAAAGTAAATCACCCTCATCAGTTGATGTTGCTCGTCTTAATGCCATTCTTTTTGGACTCTTTAATAAATGACCAGAAAGTAAACTAACTTTTGAAGTTATATAGGTTAGTTGCTGATCACTAAATAAAAACTCATTTAAACTTTTACCTTGTCTTTGAACAAAGACAGTTCCAGATTCAAGTGGTATTGCTTTTGTTCCAGGTTTGCTACCATGCCTTGAAACATTTTTAAAAATCATAGTGAGTGGGGTGATCGGATTAGTGGATGATTGGGGAACAAAATGTTCACCACCAGTTGTAAATATTTGAAGATCACGCCCAGACATAATATCAACAATAGAATTTAATTGGTTTGTGTCTAATGTTGCCTCAACTGCATCATCATCCAATAATTCAGTTGGTTTGAAATCAAAGAACAATCCTACTTTAGATCCCCAAATTGTTGACGGCCTAGATTTACTTCCACCGAAATATAATCTGCCTTCGTGAAAAATTACTGACTTAGGAAACCCCCTTGATACAGACCAAACATTTTCATATCCTTGTTCTAAATCCCAATTGCCAGCTGTAATAGTTGACGTATCAAAGAATGGGTACTCAGTAACTGCTTTTACTTCTTTGGCAGAAACAAATTGTAAGATTCTTGCTCTACCCTGAGGTTCTGCATTTACATATTGATTAACATGAGAGGTTGCAAATGCGGATGCGGTAGAAGTAATCTGTATTTTGCCGCTTACAATTGAAGGGGTAATGTCAACAGTTGGATTTGAAACACTTAAGGAATAGGCGTATAAAGGTACTGAGTCAAATGTTACTGAACTTATTGCCCAGGTTGCGTCATTTCCACCTCTAATTAATTTGAGTGGTGACAAATCCTCATGGGTAATAATCATTGTGTCTGCTGACTGAACATAATTCATTGTATTCAGCATTGCAGCAGTAATAGTCGTGGTTAAAAAATCATTACCAGACCCATTGATATTTGTAATTTGTGTACCATCCTTAATTACTGACATTCTTTCATGCGTAAAAACTAGCATATAAGAATCATCAACACTAAATTCAAAAGGTACTAATCGTACACCATTACTAGCAGATGCCGAACCTGTGTCAGGCAACTCCATAATGTGCTCTAAACCTGGTCTACGTCTTAAACCACCTTGAGGTTGTATAACTACATTTGTTGCCTCTGATAATGCGTTTTCATATGCTGCCACATCAACTCTTGCTCTAAGGAGTGGATCAAGTTCTCCTGTTGTAAAATTGGTTTGCATATCAATAAAACGTGACATTTAAAACCTCGCATTTACTAAAGCAAAATCCTCAATTGTCTGACTTGGATTTCCTTGAGCATCCATTTGCATAGCTTGTCTTGTAAAACCACCTCTGCCATTTTCACCTGGAGTTCCACTTGCTACAATTTGCCAATAAGTAGATTTGTTTTCTTGTTCTGTAATTGGAAAAGCAAAATGCCACGCACACATATATTTTAACAACTGCACAAAATATTCTGGCATGGCAAACTCTTCAGTTCTGAATGGATAATCAACAAAAATTGTTTCTTCATTTGTAAGCAATAAACTTCCTTGCATTTCAAAATCTTTGAATGAAGTTGGATTGATTTGGTTAGTTGTAAAAACTTGTCTTGGATTACCTAATCTATCGCCTGGCATTTGAAATTGATATCTCCACTCTGAAGTTGGAGTGGTTAGCAGTCTTGCTAATTGTATTTTTTTAAACGCAAAACTCCAGGGAAACATCATTAATGTTGTATCTCGAATATCTGGATACAAACGATCTGCAATATTTGACTCGTCAGTACCCTCAGTAAATGACGAAATGCTCTTCGCACCTAAGAGCAAAAGAGCATCCGAACAAATCGTTACAGCTGTATCACCAGCAGCCATAATTTTCCTAAATAAATGCTGACACCTATTTATAGATGCCAGCGTGTTTTACAAAAATTTAGTCGGTATCAGTTAAACTAATTGTTGTACCATCAACCAAATCGACTACACCAGCACTTACCTCGGTCACAACATGAATTGTGCCTCTAGCCGATCCACCTGTATCACAGAACGAATAAACCAAATCACCAACTGTAAACACTTCATTCGCTGAATTAAAATATCCAGCTGTATTTAAAGTTGCTGCGGTATCAGTTGTTTTGTAAGTGTGGATTGCTGGTGCGTTGCCTTTCTTGCTGGCAGCAGCATTATTTAAACCATCTTTATCAAATGCCATGATTATGACTCCCTACAAGTAATTTTTACAATGCCGTCAGCATCAATTGCTTTTGCCCCAGCCGAAAACATACTTGCAACTAAGAAAGATGTTTTTTCTGGAACGTAATCAATTTTTGTTTGAACTGGCAATCCTTCAGCTAGACCGACAGAATTTTTTTGCCATACAAAGCAATCTCTATCGCTACTGCCATCTATTGGTAAACCGCCTTCATCTCTGTCACCTAAGACATAGAACCTAAATCCTAAGAACGTATTCACCTCACCACTTACTAAAGTTTTTATAGTATTGAAATCTGAGCTAGTGACGCTTGTTTCTGAAAGCAAATTAGCTAATGAATTTGCATGAATTGCAATGTGCCTATCAGTTGGAGGAACATTTTTTGCATCAAGCAATTGTTTAGCATTTCTCAACTTTGCTACATTCAAATTGGTGTTAGAACCGCCAATAGAATTTGCAACAGTTAAAGATGTGCCTGAGTTAATTAACGCATCAAGAATTTCTTGATCGTGCCTTCTTCCGATTGCATTTGAAAGCACTTGTACTAATTCTCTTCTCTCATCAAAATTTACTTTTTGACTTGAAAAAATATCAGAATATTCTGCGGCAATATAATCGTTTAAGGTTGCAGTTACCTGAGAATATGTAACATTCAAAGGAACAACGTCAGTTTGTGGAATACGAGTTTGTGCAACTCCTTTTCCAATTTTTGGGAATTTATAAGTGCTGCCCTCGACACCACTTTGGGTGCGAACACAACCTTGCAAAGTCATTGAGCCTTGGTAGGCTTGATGCACTTCGGTAGAAAATAGTTCTACAAATGCACTCGATAATCCTAAAGCCATTTTAGAATCTCCACTAGTTAATTAAATTAAATTTTTTTTCGCTAGTGTTCCAGAAGATTCTGGGCTTGCTTGCAGTTGAGGTTTGCCAGCCTCAGGGGCGAATTATAAAGCCTCGCTATTCCTTATATCACCAAATTTAAACCAAACTTATACAAATTGCAATAGCTACTTTTGATAATTATTTAAAAAGAAAGAGGGTGACCAACCCTCTTAAAAGGAAAAAAATGTTGTTTTAAAGTGTGGAGAAATACATTTTTAGTTTCCAGACACTTTCTTAACTTGTAATGTTTTCCATCTTTAATGGGTTTTTAACAAAATGATTAGTTCTTGTTACTTTAATGTGATCTACTCTTCCAACATCATTTGTTCCGTTAGAAATTTCTGATGGAGGAAAGTGATCTACGCTTTCTAATAAACGATCTGTTTCTTCATTAAGAAATTTTATTAAAGAATTGTCATCTGTACTTACAACTATTCTTTCCAACCACAAATCAATTATAAAATCATCTGCCGCTTTTTTTCTTTCTTCTTTAATTGCACGTTGAGCCTGTTTTTTTTTAGCAAAATATTTTATGATTCTTTCCGTATGTAAACCTGGTTGAGTGAAGTAACCAACAACTCTATAAAATTCTGATGGCATTTTAAATCCTTTTAAAAAAAGGTAAATAATGTTTATTTATTTACCTTGTAAAATTGTGTTATTTTTATTAGTTATATCTTTGAGTAAATAATTTTTCAACTTTAATACGATAGCCTGGGTCTGTATTGTATTTTGGGTCGGCCACCATTGCTTTTAATTCTTCGTCACTTGGCATACCTTCCAATGGTTGAGATTCAATTGGGATTCTGCCTTCATAAGATTCTCTAAGTTTCATCAATGCTTTTAAACCTTTGGCAGTACCACCCATAACTTTAAATTCTTCAAAATCATCAGCTGACCAAATACCCTTATCAACAAAACCTCTTGCCCAAGTGACCATTGATTCAATGTGCTGATTTGCGTTCTTGCCTAACAATTCTTTTTCTGCGTCAACATCAATGGATTGTGCTTGTTGGTCTGGTGCTAACTCTGCAAGTTTTACTCCAAGGTCAGTAACTAAATTATCAAACTGGTTTTGAGATAAATTATTATCTTTTGCAAAATTTAATAAAATATCTTTTGCTGGGTTGTCACCAACATCATCACCCAAAGTTTCTAAAGAATATTTTTCTGG